AGCTGCGTTAGTTGCTTGAGTAGTAGCCGTTGCAGCACTAGAGGCTGCATTAGTTTCTGAAGTAGAAGCGTTAGTTTCTGAAGTAGAAGCAGCAGAAGCACTTACGCTTGCGTTAGTTTCTGACGTGGAGGCAGCAGAAGCACTAGCTGTTGCTGATGCTGCACTAGCTGTTGCTGAAGAAGCGTTAGCTGCTGTAGTTACTACGTCAGCAGAAGTACTGATAACGTCATTAGCTGTGGATGCAGCGTCTGCTGCGGTTAATACTACATTAGCTGCTGTAGTTATTACATCAGCGGCTGTAGAGGCTGCATCTGCATTTGTAGTTACGACATCCGCTGCTGTAGAAACAGCGTCTGCATTGGTTAGTGCTTCGTCAGCGGCTGCGCTAGTTGCACTAGCTGCTGCTGCGATAGCTGAGGCATTAGCCTCTGTTGCTCTAAGTGTTGCTAGTTGGGCTTGTTCCGCTACGTAGCTCGCATAAGCGTCTGTACTTGCATCCCCAGCGCCACCTGCTCCTCTATATAACGGCATAGTACCCTTCCCTTTTAATAAGTATTAGAAAAGTAAAAGGGGGCCATTGCTGACCCCCAGATACAAAGGGTTATTAACCGTTTACTGCAAGTACGAAACCAGCTTCTGGACGTACTACCTTAGTGCCGTACAACATATCAGCAGTATATAGAGTGCCGAGGAACTCTTGCTTGTACTGAGTCTGTGAACGAACACCCATTTGCTCCGCAAGTACTGAAGCGTCTTTGTGGATGAACTGAGCACCGCGAACGATACCACCAGCAGCATTTTCAACTGCTGTTTCGAGGATAGGACAGTTGCTGGTGACGAAGATATCAACACCGTACAAGTTGCCCAGCTTACCGTTAACTACAGAACGACCTTCTACGAAGTCCGAAGACACGTATCGGTTGATGCCCATAATAGCGTTACGGAGTGCAGGAGGAATAACGAAAGAACGATTATCCATAGGAACATCGTTGTCATCCATGAGCTGGATCAGCTTACGGAAACATTCGTCAGTAAAGACATCAGCAGTTGCTACGGTGTCTACAGCGTAAGCCGTAAGGCCAGTAGATGCGTCACAGTAGTAAGTAGCAGAGTTAGTCCAATCAGTACCGTCACCGTCACCAAAAGACTTACCCAGTGCAAACAGATCATCGTCTACTTGTTTAGCCAAACCATAACCAGCATCGCCGGTATAGAATTGACGCAAAGATGACAGAGCTTGAGTTTCTGTGATGTCTTCAATGATACGTGAATACTCGTAGTGCTTGTCGATAGTAACAACGACTTCACTCTCTACAGCATTCTGTACGGTTACTGCTTGATTTTCTACCTTAGCACTTGCTGCACCACGGGTAGGGGCTGGAATGTGGATAGTATCGCCTTTCTTACCCTTCATCGACATCTTTTTGATGAGTGGAGCTAAGACTAGATTCTTTTGATAAGCAGCAATGATCTCATCACTCCAAATCTCTGGAATGAAAGTTGCTGCGCTTGTGTTGTCTACAAACCCGCCAGTTGCGGGAAATGTTGAAGTAGCCATAATATAGTTCTCTTAATAATAATAGTTTAGGATTTTACCCTTCCCTCAGAGTACGCTTTCATGATTTCATCTGAAAGTGACGCATATCGTTCTGGGTCAGTTCTCATAAGTTTAATAATGTCTGCTCGTCGATATACTTTTCTAGAAGAAGCTTCAGTACTACCGTTTGCACTACCAGTAGATGCTTGTCTTACAGCCTTACTTCTAGTTTGTTTCTCAGCAGTTACAGCTTGATTTACTATGCCTTGACGTTCTTTCCAGTTAGTGAAAAGCTCATCAGCAGCTTCGTAGTCGTACTGCTTATCTGCTTGATAAAATAACTGAGTCCTGATCTTAGAGCCTTGAACCCACTCACCGAACGATGGCGTAGATAGGATATCTGCCATATCTGGGTGTTTCTGCTGTAGGGTTTGTAGAGCGTTGTTCTTTCTTACTTGAGTGTGGAACTGCTCTGCTTGCCTTACTTTAGGGTGGTTATCAATAGCTCTCTGTACTGCCTTTTCAGGATCAGAGAAAAAGTCTATCTCGTCTTCAGGTTCTTCTTGCTGTGTATGATTATTAGCCTGCGCTGGCGTGAGTTGTGTCTGGATGTATTGATCAACAACTTTTCGTAAGTCTCCAACTTCAGCACTCTGTCGGCCTAAGAGCTTCTCAGCTTCTTGATGCATCCGTACAATATCCTGTACAGACTTTCCTGCGTACTTATCTGGAATACCTTCTTCTTCTTGAATAGGTTCCTCAGCGAACTGAGCCTGTTCTTGATCGTTGTCTTCTTGATCATCTAAACTGTCATCGTCAACAAATGTAGCTGCCATCATTAAACTCCGTACCGTATCGTATTATGGAGGACTGTATTATGGAAGTTCTCAACTAAGAGTTTGTCTTCCTTTCGTGTTTGATCTGCTTCTCTCTATTCTTAGCCCACTTCATCGTAGCTCCGGGGAAATCCCCTGAGATAGGATCTAGCTTTGTACGAACAGGAGAAATGATCCTTTGTGCTGTTTTAGCACATAAACCGCAAGGATGCTCAGTTACGTCTGAAGAAACAAAACCTTCAGTAACGTGATTGTCTGAACATTGAAAGTCATAGATTAAGCGCATTATGCTTCTTCTGTGGTTTCAGCTTCTTCTTGCTGTTGTCTTAGAGTCTCTAATTGATTCTCTAGATTTAGTAGGTTAGCCAGTATCGTTAACTGACCCTTTCGATGAAAGAGTTCTTCGTTATCTTTTACTGATTCTACTGAATTAATATGATTTGCATTAACGGTTAAATCTTTAACCAGATAATCCCAACCCTCAGAAAGAAACAAATCCTTCATTGCGTTGTAGTATTTATCAAATTCTAATGCTTGCTCATCTTGTTGCATCTGTTTCTCCGAAAGGACAGGGGTTAATGTAATATGTGTACTACAAGTATATTATACCATATTTAAGGAATAAAATCAAGCTTTTTTATTCTTTTTTGCAGCCTCTATTTCTTCCCTAAGTGCAGCTACTTCCTTGTTGATTGCCGCAAAGGCTTTGTTGATCTGATCCATAGCCATTTTAAAATCTCTATCGTTTACCATTATCTTACTCCGTGAGTTAAAGTGGTGGTGTCATAGGCATTTCTTCAGCCTGTGGTTGTTCTGGAGCAGGAGGAGGTGGAGGAGGAGGAGTAGCTGCTCTCTGATTTTGAAGCATTACAGATTGCTCCTTAACCCTCAAATCCTTCTGCTTCAGTTTAAGATCGGCTATTTTCAACCGGCGCTCAAACTCTTTATCGTCTTTAGTACCTACCTGTAGGTTAGACGTAACTGCTTTGATCTTTTGGATCTCAAGTTCCTGTGGTATCGCAGCAGCTTCTGCCTTGATCTTTTCAGCTCTAGCCACAGACTCAGCAGCTTGACCGTTAAGAGCATCAGTCTGTGATTGCTGGAAAGCCATCTGAGCTTGTTGTGCCTGTTGAGCAGCTTGCTGTGCTTCTGGGTTAGGTTGTTGTGCTGCTTGCAGGGTCTTGATGATATCTTCTCTATTGGAGATATTCATGTTGTTGATTATAGACTCAATCAAAGCAGGATAAGCAGGAGACTCAGGAGACATAGTCTGCATCAACTGAACTAACTGTGTAACCTCATACTCACGGGCCATAATACCTAAGCTGGAAGAAGCAGAGAACTTATAGTCTGTTGCTTTGTAGTTATCTGGATCAAACTGCATGTATCTAAACGCAGCCTTCTCAACGAAAGGAATAAGGAATGCTTCCTGAAAGTTAATCAAGGTACGCTTATGACGCTTAATGATAGCTCCTAAGCTCATAGAGATACCAGCAGCAGTTGCTTCACCACTGACTTGACCACCAACACCCGTAGAGTCTACAGCGCCTGTAGAGGTCTGTACCATACGCTGAAGAGCTTCTGCTTGTGCGAAGGTAATTTGACTTACCTGTCCGAAGTTGAATGGGTGGAGGATCTCAGCAGGATTACCGTTGGTTAGCAGGAGCTTGCCGGGGGCAATCTCAGGTCGTGAACCACGTGGAATACGTGTAGCGTCCATAGCCATCATAGGATGAACTGTAAGACCTAATGCGTCGATACGCGCTCTGATCTCTGCGTCTAGAGCCTTCTGACTGTTGTAGCCCTTCTCACAGATACCTCTGCCCCAGAAGCGGCCCGGCACTACATCCCATGGAAATGCTACAATAGGACGATCCTGCATCATGAATGGGTTTTCTTCTGCTTTAAGACAGATACCACCATTAGCTAAGACAACAATAGCCTCAACGTAGTAGCTATCTTCCTCACCGTCTTCATCTTCACCCATCTCGTAGTTGTCAGTCAAGGAGACTTCTTCTTCGTCGTCCTCTTCTTCTTTCTCTTTGATGGCTTTTTCTAAGAGATGCCGTGGGACTAGACCGTAGTACTTAGTCAGTCTTACCTTATCGTCTGTGAAGGTGGTTAAATCTTGATCAGGCTCAATGTCGAAGTCT